TGGATTGTGCTGTCCTGTTAATTTTTTCATTAATTCCATTTGAACCATTGGCTCTGTTGTAGCATTAATGATTACCATAAATTCTGATATATCTGGCCTATTTAGCCCGTACCACACGGGCACGAACAGAAAGTCATAAAAGCATATGAGCAAGTAAAGGCTCAATGCTGCCCAACGCCAAGTCATAGTAGACTTCTGTTGAGGTGTTAAATTTTTCATATACAGGGTGGTGCGCACTTCATAGCGTCAACACCCATGAATATGATAGCCACAAAAATAAATAATGCTATTCCGATTATAATCCATTTTGTCATTTTTATACTCCGAAACTTTCCCCACAACCACATTGTGCCTTTGCATTTGGGTTTAGTACTTTAAGGTATGAACCACCAAGTTCTGTTACATAATCCACTGTACAACCAAGTACAAACATTTCAGCCATACTGTCTAAAACTAATACGTTATCAATGAGTGTACCATCTTTATCAGAATCAACATAATTCCAATCATACTGAAACCCAGAACAACCACCACCAGATACACTTAAATGTACATAGCTTTTACTGTTCTGTTCTGTCATAATAGACAAATATTCTTTTGCACTGTTTGTAATTTTTACAGGGATTTTCATCTAACTATTTAGGTAATTTTTTCCCACCCAAAGTCAGCACACAGATATTTTGTAGTACCAATCAATACTTGGTCACCAACACTAGTTGATCGACAACCATCTTTAGGAAACATAGGAGTGACTTGTTCGTTATTCCACCACGCATCATGGATTGAATTTGTCAACATAAAGGCCTGTTCGCACATTTCTAAGTCAGTCAAATTCTTATCGACAGAAACCATAGCGACAACATGGGGGGTATCACCGAATGCAGCATGAATAACACTTACACTATCTTTCAATACCATAGTTTCATAGTTCTTCATCAATGCATCGTTCATGGCACCACCATATGAGGGTCTAATCCACCAACAACCTCTGAAGAGAATTTACTTGAAGAGATAAGTTCTACATGAGCCTCGTCTAGACTCATATAATAGGTGTATCTGTCAAATGGTTGTATTATACCATCTTCTTTACATATTGCACCAACATACCACCCAGCTGCAGATGACATGACAATAGGTTCAGAAACTTCCATTTCTGTCCCATAAACATCTCGTTTGTTGAATTTGATTTCTTCAATGTCTTTTAGAATCTGCATAATTTAACCTTTTCTCTCAATTACTACTAAATGTACCACGATTCGTTAGTAATGTCAAGGGCTAAATTACCTAGTTTTTCTTGCAAACTTGTTAAAACCACCCTTTTTAATTTTAATTAGTTCTTCTGGGTCAATTTTCTGTCTTGTAATATTTCGTGTATCACGATTTTTCCCTAGCGTACCAGAACCACTAGAGTTCTTTACCCTTTCAAGTTCTTTCGCAATCCATTGTTTACCAAGAGTGTTCTGTACTTTACCTTTAGCTAGGTGCATTACTTGCTTATATACACTAGCAAACACATCTTCATCAGCATCATTGTTATCCACAACAATAAAGTTACGTCTGAAAAACTGACTGAACTTACCTATATTGTTTTGTACTTCTTTCCAAGATTTAACAACAATTGTTTCTTTAACACTTCGGGGCCTAGTTGCATTTCTTTCTAGAGCAGTATCCAAGGATGTGTTGACAAATATCATATGTGTGTCATATCCTAGTTGTTGTAGTTCTCTGGCCTGTTTTGCAATCTTTTCATAGTTTTTACCAGTACCATCAATGATAAGTCCAAGTCTACCTTCAACATAGTTTTTTTGTTGAGCCTTAGTTATAGCTTTTGCTCTATCTCTTGCCACATCTCTAGGCATTTCTTCCTCATCAGGCATCTTTAGGGAAAGACCAGCCTGTTTCAGAAACTTTTCAAATGCAGGATCAGAATCAACAATTTTCATTCCTAGTCCGCCAGTGGAGCGCTGGACAACGTATGATTTGCCGCTGCCAGACCCACCAGCTAGAAAAAAAGCTTTAAGTATATTGGGATCGTAGACCCCTTCCTGTAGTTCTCTGTATGTTTTCATGTTTTATGCTCTCTATAGTTTTCAGTAAGTATTTATCATTCATTGTCATTGGTTCAATTCTCCGATCTCTGTTTATAAAGTTTAATTTCTTTAATTTTTGTGAGGTTTTACTTTTTGCCATGTTGTTGACCATCCTTTTTGAGATTTGTTGACATTATATAAATTATATAGCTATAGAGTGCCCCTTCCTTATATCTGATAGACGGTAGGCCTACCGACTTGTTTTGGTTCTTTACCAGAAGCTTTAGATTCAAATTCTATTGGATATGAATCTTTAGTAGCTTGTAAAGAAACCGTATGAACCCTTGTTGGTGGATTAAACGTGTGTCTAAGCTTATTTATTAAATACAGTCCAGACTGATGTTTTGAAATTTTTGTATCCTCATGGTCTGTACCAAATACAGGTAAGCTTACTTCAATAACTTGACCCACAGTAAGTGTTGTATTACCATGCACAGTCATATTTATTGTCATTCCATTGCTCAGTTCGTGTATTCTTTGTCGTCTCTGTAGCAACCAGTTATCTGCCCTGTTAGACATATAATCTTTATTTTCGTCTTGTTCCTCTGTTGATACTTCTTCTCCTTGAGCAGCTTTATCTAGTACTCTAATATATTGTGCATCTCTATCATCTGTTGTAGTACTAGTTGGATGTAAGTGTATTCTTGAACTAGTAAAATCACCTACTGTGTTTTCTTCATCTATCAAAACATTATTATATTTTGGAGAACTACCTTTGTCTATTCTTTTATGTCGGTCATGGTCATTGAAATAACTAAAAGTTGATGTTTGATATTTTTTATTATAAATATCATGCATAATTAAGTTAGCACCTAACATTCCCCCCTTTATGTCAATTATTGAATTATTTTTACTTGGAACACTATAATTTATCATTCTTTTAAATGCTTGTACGATTCTTCCTGCTTCACCAGATTTTGAACTATAAGCTTCATCAGTTCCTTTATCGCCAAAATGAAAATGTTGTTGTACAGCATCTTCATATAAACTTTGTATGCTTCTAAAATGAAACCCATTTATATTTTCAAAAAACAAATAATGTGGAGAATTATTTTTAGCACTTACAGATTCTTTTGTGAGTTGTTTTATGAGATGATATGGATGAAAACTTGGAGACAATATTTTTCTAATACCCAAAGTTGGTTCTATATATAAATCTTTTTTTGTGTTTATATATTTTTCATTTTCCATTATAGATTTTACAATTTGATCTGCAGTCTGTTCATATGCTTTAGAAATTCTTGTACGATGATTTCTTAAAAGTTCTGGTGAACATATTTTAAGTTCAACAACCTCTGAATTAGTTCCAGCTGGAGTTCTACCACCCATTTCATAAACACAAAAAACATTTTCTGTAAAATCTATAGCATCTTGTTCCATACTAGGAGTTGTAATCTTTAAAGATATGTACTCTTGACCAATGATAGGCATATTGTCTACTAGGTTGTTTGTGTCTGTAATTATAATACTTCCAGTTAATGCATTTGAAAATATATCCTCAAATATATTAATTTCAGCAATAATTTTGGATATGTCTGCACTAACACCTGCAGAAGATATTAGCTCACACTTATCCAATATAAATTCACCAGCAAATTGTATAGAGTTTGCCATTAGATAGTCGTTTCATTCATTAATTTTTTATATTCGTCTACAAATGTATCTTTATATTGAGGATCAAGTAGGCGTATTTGCCTAATTCTATCCTGACGCCTTTGTTCATACTCATAGTTAGTTACTATTTTTGCATTTGGGTAAGTTATTATATCAGTTACTTCAATAGTTACTTTTGTATCTCCAGAAGTTTGATCAATCTCATAGTGATGAACACCACTCGTATTTAAATTTCCATCTGTATCAACATACTTTTGATTTATGTATGAATTAAACTGAGAAGCTCCCATTGGCCAATCGTGATAACGATCTGTAATATTATTTACTAACATCACTATCCAATGAAGCTCTGAATCGCCATACATTTTGTGTGCTATAATTTCGGGTGTTTCGCCCTCTCGTACACTGTATGTGTCAAATAGTAAAGTGTTTGTTCTAACTTTAGTTCTAAAACCAACACGGCGTAGAAGGTTTGTGACAATTTTTGGTTTTCCTGTACCAAAAGAATCATAGTATATTTTGGGCATTGCATTAAAATACATAATTAAAATCCTTTAAGGGCTGCTTCTCTAGTGATAAGCTCTAGTTCTTTGAATACCAATGTTAGTGTAGTATTTATTGGTGGAGCACCATCTCCATCAATCCCTGCATGTGTTTTATACTTATCTCCACCATATGAAACATTCATAGACTCTAAAACACAAGTTGATATTTTATGTAGAAAATTATTTTGAGCACCATTATAATGGTATTCTATCTCAAACGTATTAGGAACAATTAGTGCTCTACCATGCTGATCACTTCCTTCATACTCTGGTAACATATTAACTTTAAATGCATTAATGATATCTCTTATCTCTTTTGCTTCATCTTCACTTTTTGGACTCATTTTAAATTCATATTGAAATGATCTTTTGTCGATGCCTTGAAATGCTAATTCCATACGATCAGACATCACTACTCCTGATCTCATTTCAGCTGCAGCCTTTAACCCTTGAAGGCCAGGCAATGCTCCAGCGGTATTTAGCATCATTGATGTCAAAGCTTTAGCTAAATCTTGATCCAGATTTCCAATCTCATCAAGGCCTGCTTTCATTTTTCCTTGAGAAAACTTTTCATATGCATTGATTGCACCCCGCGAAACAAAACCAATTTCTGTATCTGTGTATTGTGCACTATATCCAGTTGTTACTGATGCAGGCATATACATCACAATTGCTGTGTTTAATTTAGTCGTGGGGGCCCTTCTGATACCTACGAGTGCACGATTGTAATCATTAATAGCAGTTGAAGCTATTTTTGACCTTTCACCCTCATACCCAGAAAATATATTTTCACTCGGATGATCAAGATTATCATTTATTTTACTTTGAGACGTGACACCTCGCTGACGACCAGAATTATTTTTACCGCCAAATTGTAGTTTTGCGTGTACTTGTTGATTTATAAAAAACATCATATAATGGCCTTGGTTACCAAGGCCTGGATCAGACATTACATCTAAAGGGAAAGTGAGGTGTTGAACATTAGGCTTTGGTGCCAATGGTAATGTGTCAGAAGTGTTTGTCTCGCCATATCTTGGCGTGTGCATAAAATGAGGTATATTACCTGCTACTTTTCGAAATTGCGATTTGAATGCCATGTATAAATATTCCTGTATTACAGTTTAAACTATTTATAAGACAAGAGTATGGCATATAGCGGAAAATACATACCAATTAACCCCAAAAAATATAGAGGGGATCATTCCAAAGTGATATATAGATCATTATGGGAACGTAAACTTATGGTATACTGTGACAATAACAAGTCTGTATTAGAGTGGGGTAGTGAAGAAGTCATAATACCTTATATGTCTCCTTGGGATGGCAGAGTACATCGTTACTTTCCTGACTTCTATATGAAAGTTAAACAGGCCACTGGTGCCACTAAAAAGTTTATCATTGAAGTCAAACCTAAATACCAATGTCAACCCCCAACTAAAGCACCAAAACGTAAAACCAAGAGATGGTTGAATGAAGTCAAAACATGGGTAATTAATGAAGCAAAATGGAAATCAGCAAATGAATTTTGTTTGGATCATGGTATGGAATTTAAAATTCTTACTGAAGATCACCTTAATATAAAGTATAAATAGTATTATGGCACAAAGTAAATTTATACAAAGCGTAGTAAAAGCATCAGGCGGTAGACCAAAATCTACTGCATGGTATCGGGATAAAATCAAAGAATTTGGTCAGCCAGGGGCTATGGATTTAATTCGTGATGGTAAACAATCACGCACACCACATTATGGTAGGATAAATATGTTTTTCTATGATCCTAAAGGAAGAAAGACATTACCATACTATGATACATTTCCATTAGTATTACCGATAGAAAGTTATCCAGATGGATTTTTAGGAATTAACTTTCACTACTTACCCATACCTCTAAGATTGAAGTTGTTAGATCGCATAGTAGATTTTAGTAATAATACCAAGTTTGACGAAAGTACAGTAATTAATGCAAACTATTCACAACTAAAAAATATAAGAGAAATTAAACCAACCCTCAAAAGGTATCTAGCAGGAAGAGTCAAGACAAGATTTCGTAGAGTTGATGCTGATGAGTTTACAGTAGCTGCTCTTCTACCTATCGCAAGATGGAAGAATGGTAGTCAGGCTGAAGTTTATAAAGATAGTAGGAAAATGATCTAATGGCATTTCAATTGGCATCAATTTTAGAAACAACTGCATTTCAATTTTTAGATGAAGTGTTAGCTGAGTTTAATTCAAAAGATGGATTTGCTAAAAATAATCGTTGGGAAATAATAATTACTCCACCTACAGGAAATAGAGGTGGTAGTACTGGTAATATCTTTGCACCAATTATGGGTGCAAATACTGGTGAGGGTGTTACTCAAAAAGTTGCTCTGATGTGTGAAGCTTTCTCATTTCCCGGCCGTAACTTAACTACTACACCAGATTCAAATT